TCGATATGGATCCAGATTTCGATATGCCAGAAAAATTAAATAAACAACAACTAAAAGATTTGCTAGGCAAAAAGAAAAACGGAAACAAAAAGAAAATTAAAGTTGCAAAGAAAAAAGGCGAAATGAGAATGATGGCTAAAGAAGGCGATTTTGTTGATAGAGAAGAGTTTGAAACTGAAAAAGAGAAAAGAGAAGCAGACATGAACAAAAAAGCTGGAGGAGGTATGATAAGAAAATACTCTGGAGGCGGTGCGGTTACTTCACCAAAACAAAAATGTCGTGGTGGCGGAGCAGCAACAAGAGGACTTGGTTTTACAATTAGCTAAAGGAGAATTGTAATGGCATTACCATTAATCGGAGGATTATTAAGCTCTGTTGGAGATATTGCTGGTACTTGGGTCAAGGGCAAAATGGAAGAGAAAAAAGCCCAAACTGAGATCAAAGTAGCAAAAGCTAAAGCCGAAGCTACTGTTTATGAGAAACAGGCTACAGGCGAACTTGATATGGAAAAATCATTAACAGAGCAAATGGGAGGTTCTTGGAAAGATGAAGCATGGACAATATTTTTTATTGTTGTTTTGGCTTGTTGCTTTTTGCCTTGGACTCAAGATGCAGTACAACAAGGGTTTATATTTTTAGATGAAAGTACGCCTGATTGGTTTGCTCATTGTATTTATATTTCTATTAGTGCTAGTTTTGGTTATCGTGTGGGTAAAGGTGCAATCGGGGCAATAAGAGAAGTAAAAGGACAAAAAGCAGTTGCCCCTAAAAAACCAAAGACGGATGATTAAATGTACGAATATAAATGTACTTTATTAAGAGTGGTAGACGGAGACACTATAGATGTTGACATCGATTTGGGATTTAAAGTGTGGTTGCGAAAAGAACGTGTGCGTATGGTTGGAATTGACACACCTGAAAGCAGAACAAGAAACTTGGCTGAAAAAAAGTTGGGTTTGGCTTCGAAGGCTAGGCTTAAAGAGCTCTTGCCAAAAACCTTTATGTTAGTCACACATAAAGATGGAAAAGGTAAATTTGGAAGAATATTAGGTGAACCTATTGTAGATCATCCTGAGTTTGGAAAAATTAATATATGTAACAAAATGGTTGAAGAAGGCCATGCAAGAGTTTATACGGGAGGAACTAAAGTACCATGGATAAAAGAGGAATAAAATATGGGAAATAAAACTGTAAAACCACCTAAAGGATTTCATTGGATGAAATCAGGTAAATCGTATAATTTAATGAAAGGAGAGTATAAACCACATACAGGAGCCGTAAAAGTGGCTACATTCAAAATACAAAAAACACATAAATCTAAAGGATAATTTTTATGAGAAAAAAGAAAACAGGATTATACGATAACATTCATGCCAAACGTAGAAGAATAGCAGCAGGATCAGGTGAAAAAATGAGAAAACCTGGAACTAAAGGAGCACCTACAGCAGCTAATTTTAGACAAGCAAAAAAGACAGCTAAGAAACCAACAAGAAGAACGGTTTAAATAAAAAAGGAAAAAATATATGGATGGGCTTTACATTTGTGAAAAATTGCTTAAGATGATTCGTGAAAGAAAAAAAGCGACAATAGACACTCTTGCTTATGGTGCTATTACTGACTTTACTAATTACAAAGAAGTTAGAGCTAGAATAACCGAGCAAGAATATTTAGAACAGGTGGTAAAAAACCTGCTAGAAAGTAAAGAAAACGATGACTAAACCAAAACTTATAGTACCAAAACATTATAAATCTCCTAAAACCGCACCTACAGAACCACCTTTACAAAAAGTATATGAAGAAGTTGAAAAAAATGCTTCTAGTATTGATACTTTATCGGATTCTGCTAAAGAAAGATTACCTGTTCCTACAGGTTGGAGAGTTTTAATTCTTCCTTACAGGGGACAAGGTAAAACAGAAGCAGGAATTCACATACCAGATAGTGTTATAGATAGAGAATCGATAGCTACTGTTTGTGGTTATGTTTTAAAAATTGGTCCTCTTGCTTTTAAAGACCAATCTAAATTTGGTCCTTTACAAGTTCCTTGGTGTAAAGAAGGCGATTGGATAATTTTTGGTAGATATGCAGGAAGTCGATTTAAAATTGATGGTGGTGAAGTTCGATTATTAAATGATGATGAAATTTTAGCTACTATCAAAAACCCAGAAGATATTTTACATTCACATTAACCCATGGAGAAAACCATGCCAGAAGCAAATGCCGTAGAAAAAGACCAAGAACCAAATAATGACGTTGAAGTTGAAATAGAAGAAGTAGAACAAGAACCAGAAAAATTAGAAATAAAAGAACAAGATACAAAACAAGATACAAAACAAGAAAAGCAAGAAACAACTTCAGAAGATTTAGAAGAATATAGTGAAGGTGTTAAAAAAAGAATTAGTAAACTTACCGCAAAAATGCGAGAAGCAGAACGTAGAGAAACTGCTGCCGTAGAATATGCTCAATCTATCATTAAACAAAATGAAAATTTAAACAAAGATAGAAGTAATTTAGATCAACATTATGTTCATGAGTTTGAAAATAGATTAGGAGTACAAGAAAAATTTTTACAAAAAGAATTAAAAGAGGCTATTGAAAGAGGAGATACAGATACTCAAGTAAAAATGCAAACTGAATTAGCAAAATTAGCTAGTGAAAACAATAGGTTAGCTTATGTAAAACAACAACAAACTCAACAGTTGGAAGCAGCTAAAAAACAACCACAAGCACCTACTACTCCTCCTCAAAGAAAACCAGATCCTAAAGCTAATGCTTGGGCAGAAAAAAATACATGGTTTGGAGAAGATGAGCCTATGACTTTAACTGCTTTTAGTATTCATAAAAATTTAGTGGAAGTTGGGGGTTATGATCCTACCTCTGATGATTATTATGTAGAACTAGATAAAAGAATAAGAAACGAATTTCCACACAAATTCGAAGATGTTAATGGGACAACAAAAAAAGCTAGAACTTCCCCTTCGGTAGCTTCTGCTAGTCGTCCTGCTAACCGTTCAAATAATCGATCTGTGAAATTATCTGCTTCACAGGTTGCAATCGCAAAGAAACTTGGTGTATCATTAGAGCAGTATGCAAAACAAGTTAATTTGCTCAAACAATCGTAGAGGAGATCTTATGACCAACGATCGTAGTCCACGCACTTCCCAAAATAGGGAAAAACAAGTACGTCGCACTCCATGGCGACCACCGTCAACATTAGACGCACCAGAACCTCCAGAAGGATATACTCATAGATGGATTCGAGAATCTGTTATGGGTCAAGATGATAGGAAAAATCTTTCTGCTCGGCTTCGCGAAGGCTTTGAATTAGTTCGTGCTGATGAGTACCCAGACTTTGAAGCTCCAAGTATCCAAGATGGAAAACATGCTGGAGTAATAGGAGTTGGTGGATTAGTACTCGCAAGATTCCCTGTTGAATCAAAAAAAGAACGTACAGAATATTTTAACAAAAAGACAGAAGAACAAATATCTGCCGTTGATAATGATTTAATGAGGGAAAGTAATCCTTCGATGCCCATCAGTAAACCTGATAGGCAAACTCGTGTAACTTTTGGAGGAAATAAAAATTCCTCTGAGTAATTTTATTTTGTAAAGGAAAAAAATATGGCAAATTTAGATGCTGCCTTTGGTCTTAGACCATACAAAATGCTCGGTGAAGGTGCAAATACTAACGGTGTATCTACATATGATATTCAAACAACAGATACAGCAGGAACAACCTCTGTATTGTTTGAAGGAATGCCTGTTATTCCATTAGCTAATGGATTAATAGATTTATGTGGTAATGCAAACGGTGGTACAGTACCTCTACTTGGAGCATTTATCGGTTGTAATTATACTGATTTAAATGGGACACCTATTTGGTCTCCAAAATGGCCTGGAACGGCTGCTGTAAAAACAGGAACGGCTGCAACAGCAATGATTGCTTCTCATCCTGATCAATTATTTTTGATCAATTGTAATGGCAATGCTTCTGATGCAGATGTGCATAGAAATGCAAATTTCTCAACTTGTATTACAGGTAATGCTACTACAGGTCAATCATTAGCTGAGTTAGATATTTCTACATTAAACTCAACTAATACGTTGAATCTTAGAATTGTTGGATTTTCAGATGAGCCATCAAGTGATGATGCTACAGCTTCTGGACGTTTAGCAATAGTTATGTTAAACAATCACTTTTACCGTTATAATGCTAACGGAACTGGTGCAGGTATATAGGAAAGGAATAATATACAATGGCTATAACTAGATCCCAACTCCTTAAAGAACTTGAACCAGGACTTAACGCTTTGTTCGGTTTGGAGTATGATAGATATGACAATGAGTCAGCTGAAATCTTTGAAACTGAAACTTCAGATCGTGCATTTGAAGAAGAGGTAATGTTATCAGGTTTCGGTCAAGCTCCAGTTAAAGGCGAGGGTGCAGCAGTTTCTTATGACTCTGCAAACGAAGCTTATACTGCTCGTTATACACACGAAACAATAGCACTTGCTTTTGCGATTACAGAAGAAGCTGTAGAGGACAACCTTTATGACAGACTTTCTAGTCGTTACACTCGTGCTCTTGCTCGTTCAATGTCAAATACAAAACAAGTTAAAGCAGCTTCAGTATTAAACAATGCGTTTAATTCTAGCTTTACTTTTGGTGATGGTGTAGAACTTTGTTCTTTAGCTCACCCAACTGTATCAGGTGGTAATTTTGCGAATGAATTATCAACTCCTGCTGACTTAAACGAAACTTCGTTAGAGCAGTCTTTAATTGATATTGCAGCTTTCATAGACGAAAGAGGTTTAAAAATTGCATTGCAAGGTAAAAAATTAATAATTCCACCTTCATTACAATTTGTAGCTGAAAGACTTATGGCTACTAACCTACGTCCAGGAACTGCAGACAATGATATTAATGCAAGTCGCAACATGGGTATGTTACCTGATGGTTATGTAGTTAATCATTTTTTAACAGATACAGATGCGTTTTTCATTAAAACTGATGCACCTAATGGTTTTAAACACTTTGTAAGAAGTGCTATAAAAACATCTATGGACGGTGATTTTGAAACTGGAAATGCTAAATATAAGGCTCGTGAGCGTTATAGTTTTGGTGTTTCTGATCCACGTTGTGTGTTTGGATCTCCAGGAGCTTAATCAAAAAATAAGCATAATATTAAAAGGGTGGCTTGCGAGTCACCCTTTTTTTGTGTATGGTATATTAAGTCTCGGATTTTAAGCTCTAGCGACTCGCCGAGGAGACGCTTACGAAGACTCTAGAGCAAACCCTTTCGTAAGGAGGTAAGTACAATGGGTACTACACATTTTAAAGGACCAATAGAATTTTCTTCTGCTACACCAGCATTGGAAAATTTAAACATAGGCACATGGCCTGATCAACAATATTATATGGAAGATTTTCAAGGAAAAGCTTTAGATACTACTAATTGGTGGACAGCTATCAAAGATAGTGGAGCTCCAACAGTAGCTTTAGTTGCAGATTCTAAAAATGGTGAGCTTTTATTAAGTTCACAAGCAACAACTAATGATAGTGGCTCTTCTGTTCAAGGAGGACAAGAAGTATGGGCTTT